ACACTGGCTGGTATAATGTCAAGCTTTAGTATTTTAGCTACACTAGCTGGGTGGCTTGGTGCACTAGTGCCAGTGCTAACAGGAATTGGCACTTTCATCACCGCTTCTTTGTTGCCTGCATTGTCAGGGATTGGATCGGCGATACTTGCTATATTTAGTGGCCCAGTCGGCTGGGCTGTTTTGCTGATTGCAGCAGGAGTTGCAATCTATGCATTCAGGGATAAGATAGCGCAGTTCTTTACTTGGCTTGGCCAGGGTTGGGATGCATATGTTGTTGCGCCATTGCGCAATGGGTGGGCTGCGTTGATAGCTTGGCTTGCTCAAGCCATGGCGCCACTTTCTCAGATGCTATCATCTACTTGGCAATCTATATCATCATTCTTCCAAGCTTACGTTGTGACGCCATTGCAGAACATGTGGAATGGTTTCGTTACTTATGTTCTTCAAACAATCCAAGCCTATGCCATAGTCTGGTGGGAAGCAATCTCTTCTACCTTTTCCACTTATGTTTTGCAGCCTATTAGAACTGGTTGGAATGCAATGATCGAATGGCTTGGCAACGCAGTCAGTGCTTTACAAGGCTACCTCACCAGTGCATGGAACGGAGTCTCAGAAGCCTTCTCTGTTAATGTAGCAGAACCAATTAAATCTTTGTGGGATAATCTTGTTGGCTTTATTAAATCAGCATGGAACACTACAAGCTCTTGGTTTAGTTCTGCGTTTAGAGCAATAGGCAGTGTATTCAAGACCACGGTTGTAGAGCCAATAAGATCAGCGTTCACATCTTTAGTGAGCAGCCTGCGCTCATTGCTCAATGGATTATTTGGATGGCTGCGTACAATTGGCAACTCTGTCATTGCTCGTGTCAATAACGTACGACGCTTAGCTAATCTACCACCTATTCCTGCATTTGCTTCTGGCGGATTTGTTCAAGGTCCAACACTCGCATGGGTAGGTGAAGGTAAGGATAGTGAGTATATTATTCCTAGCTCTAAAATGGCTGCGGCATCTGCTGCCTACCTTGCTGGAGCACGAGGCATGGCGGTGCTTGCTGGAAATGGCATCAGGCAATTCGCCAGTGGTGGTTATGCTATGGCAAGCGCAGGTCGTACTACGCCAGCGTCACGCATCCCTCGCTTTGCTGATGGCGGATTAGTTCAACAGGGATCAAAAGATAATACAGCTGATTTGCAATCTCTTGTTGATAGGTTAAACCCTGCCAGTATGTTAATTGTTCGCCAAGAACCATCAACACAAGCTGGCCCAATCAATATCACGACAGGCCCTGTTCTTGAATTTGATGGTAAGCGATATGTCAGCATGGATGACTTCGAGCGAGGGATGCGTGACACACGCCGCCAAACTCTAGGAGACATGCGAACTGCAGCTGGTCGGCGAGCCACAGGGGTGAGATGAGAAACCGCGCCTTGACGTTGTGCATCTATGACGAGCAAGGTCTTGTCAAGGCGGCTTTTCAAAGCTACTGGTATGGAAGGGTTACTATTTTTGGCACAGAATTTGATTGGATCCAGTTTGAAGCATCAGGAGTTTTTAGTGGTAATGTATCAAGCCAAGGAGCAATAAATCTTGAACTCCCGGCCACGCCAATGATCTGGCGTTTGATTCTTGATGCGCTAGCATCCACCGGCCAATGGATGGCAAAGGTTTGTCTCTACGAGTTTGACGGAGGAGACAGCCTGCCTCCTGATACAATGGACCTGCTTGGCATCACGAGAGGGCAGATTGTGTCCGCGACTAATGATCCAATCTCGACTCTTAAGGTACAGTTGGGCAGCGGCATTTCGCCAGTTGGTGCCAACATACCCTGGCGAACTGCTACTACAAAGTTGACAGGAGCAGGGATTCAGGCATGAGTGATTCTCTCGATCTTCTATCAATTCAATCTGGCCTTGTAGTTTCACCTATTGAGGGTACAGCAGCAACAGGGGCTTCAGATCTGTGCCGCGAACAGTCGCTTCTGCGAACAGGTTCGCCGTTGCCTCTGGTGTTCACTCGAAGAGAAAATGGTGTAGGCGGTTGCCTTGTGAGTCCACCAGCAAGCGAGGTTCGATTCGAGAACGACACTAGCAATGCACTGACCGCATCCTGGCACCTAGTGGTTTCAGAGGGGCCCATTGATCCGATCCAGGCTAGCGATGTCTTTCAGTGCGCATGTCGTGTAGGCAGCGCCAGTCAGGCATTTTCAAGGCGCGCTGGTGCATGGCTGCCTGGGAACGAGATTATCGATCGAGGAGGATCCTACACGCCATGGGAGACGCCAAGGTTTTGCGGTTCACCAGCAACCTATGAAGATCTTCATACTCTATCTTTTGTCAATACATATCCAGATAAAGCACGATGGAATAAGCAGATCCACGTTTTCTCTCGTGGCGGTCGACATGTCAAAAGGCTGATTGACGACACAGAAGGCCCATCGTCAAACGCTGTCGATTTGTTTCTATTGTTGTTGCGAAAGATTGAGAGAACACCCGAGAACCTAATAGACTTCCCAAGCTTGCGACATGCTGCAAGGTTTACAGAATCTTTAGGCATGAGGTTTGATGGGTACTTGGGAGGAGAGTCTACAACCTCTCTTGATGACTGGTGCGAAAACGTTCTAAAGCCATACTTTTTGTTAGCAAGATCCAGAGTAAATGGACGTGAAGGACTTTACCCGCTACTCCCGACCAACGCTAATGGGACTGTATTCACCGGCAGGGTTGCTCCTCACTCTACACTAACAGAGAATCATCTTGATCTTAGCAGCTGGGATTGCCAATTTATCCCATTGTCAGAACGGAAGCCGATTCGTGCTCAGATGATGTGGAGGCAACAAGGCGAAGGTTTAGAAAGAATGATAAGAACATCTGAAGTATTCTTTGATCCGCCATATGACGCGATCAACGGGCCATACGAACAGCACGATCTAAGCGATTATGCTTGTTCAGAATTTCATATTGCAAAATGTGGCGCGTACCTTGTGGCGCATCGGACACTTGTTCATCATACGCTCAGTGTTCCATTAGTTGTAGAACCAGAAAGTCTGGCGCTGCAAGAAGGTAAGCTGGTGCGCATCCTTGTGCCACGGGTGATTGGCGGCCTAGTCTCAGGGAAACATGATTATCTTTACAGAATTGTAAACATTGAAAGAAGCCTGACTGGCAAAACAATTCTCAACCTTGTGCATTTCCCCTTGGATTCCAGGGGCAGGAGTGCGGTCGCAATGGCGGTCATCAATGCAACTCCAAAAGGGTACATTTACCCTATGACTCTTTCTGGCGAGACTTGTGATGAGAATCCAGATGACGATACAACTCCGCTCCCTGATGACTCAATTCCTATTGAAGACCTGCCTCTTCCGCCGCCTGATGCACCTGATGTGCCGATACCGCCGCCAGATCCCAACGATCCGACATCACCCACTGGAGGAGAAGAAGGCAACCCCGATGACCCTGCGGAACCAGGAGACCCAGACCCAGCTCCTCCTGAAGGGGGAGAAGGAGAAGGGGAAGGAGGAGGAGAAGGGGAAGGAGAAGGGGCAGGGGAAGAAACCCCAGGCCCGGATGAGCCTAATCAGCCTGATGCGCCAAACAGTGGACAGCCAAACCCTGACGATCCTAAGCCACCTACCGGCGGAGGAGAGCCAGGTGGAGGGCAACCTGGCGCACCTTGGGGTCCTCAAGGGCCACCAACACCTGGAGCGGCGTCATGGGATTTGTTCTGGGAGCAACTGGATACCAGGCTAGATTCCGAAGCGACAAACGGCAATGGCGACGTTGTGTCTCCGCCAGCGACGGGCGATGGCGGATGGAATGGAAAGTCCATAGAAAACGTACAGAGTTGGATTTTTGTTGATAGAGCCAGTACTGTTTACTCGTATCACCCTACCGATTTTGACGATAAGCCCGGAAAGCTTGTCCTCGGTATTAATGGTTTTAATATATCACAGCAGACAACACCACAGAAGGGAGTGTATTTATTACCTGAAGATGTTTATCTGCGGCCTATTAATGCTGGCGGTCAGGGATACACCATAGCCTCCGGGCCTGCGTTTAACAATATGACAAGACAGTGGATAGTACAAATCAGAAACTTTAGGATTAGGCCTCATGGATCCATTGAGCCAAGCCAACCAATAAATCCAGGTAATTCCGTAAACGGAGATGATTACAGATGACAACTCTAACCTTCCCTCCCCTGGGGCCATCTGTACTCCCTGGAACACCAGCAAAGCGCTATCCTCATGTAGAGCACAAAACTTCAAGCGGTCGCATACAACGATTTGGAACGGGAAATGTTAGATTGGATGGAGAGATTCCACTTCAATTCAGCAATACAGATACAGCAACGCTGCTATTGTTGTTTTCTTTTTGGCGATTGACACATGGCACAAGCCGTGCCTTTGCAATTCCAGCTTCTCTATTCCCATCGCTAGACGCTAGTACGAAAGCGTTACTTCTTGTAACAGCGTGGAAATTCAAATCCGCGCCAACTGTGCGCGAGTTCTGGGGGGGGCAGGCTGCAGGAATTCTTCACACGGTCGAGTTTGTTATTGTGGCTCAGCCGCGACGGGTGCTGTCGCCAGTCGGCAATGGCATGCCTCAGCTGCCTGTGCTTGCCCCTGGTGCTCAATGGAAGATCGTCGGTCGCTGGCGGCCTGGCCTCGCTGGGATCAACGTGCTCAATGTTCCGGGTGCTGCGTGGGCATCCAAGGCGGCATGGTTCCCTGGGAAGGCTCAGGTGGCAGGGGATGTGGTCGCTCCCGGCGCAGCCTGGACCGCTACCGCTAGTTGGAACTCGGGCAGCAGCACTACACCTGGTGCCACCTGGAGGGCGACAGTAACCTGGATTGGTGGTGCGGCATCGGTGGTTGGCACCGCCCCTGGCGCCGCATGGGCCGCGACGGCTTCATGGACTGGAGGTGGTGCCAGCCTGTCGCTCCAAACCCTGCCCGGTGCCAAGTGGACGTCGACGGGTGCTTGGGCTCCGGGGGCACCTACGCTCAGCGGCGGCACCGCCCCTAGTGCCGCATGGACTGCGACGGGTGGATGGGCACCTGGTGCAGCAGGGCTTAGCGGCGGCACCGCCCCTGGCGCCACATGGGCCGCAACTGGAACATGGGCACCTGGTGCAGCTTCAACAGGACCTGCCTACAACGAGCCCGAGCTGTTGATCACCGGCGATGGCACAAACAATAGCACAAACATTATTGACGAAAGTGTCAACAGCTTGACGATTGTACGCCATGGAGACCCACTAATCTCAACTGCTGCATATCACAGCGGCACCGCAAGCGTTAGATTTTTCGAGGCAACTACTGATGCACTTGAAATCAACAGCTCTATCTTGACCGTTGGCAGCGATGATTTCTATTTTGAAGGGCGTGTTAAATTCTTGACTCAAACACCAGCCACGCAATTCTTCGTTCACTTCAACCATAATGATACAGCCGGAATTGGCGATGCCAGCTACCTGAGAATTGGCCAGCAAAATGGTGGAAAGCTACGCTTCTTTATTGCAGCAAAAACTACGGATAACCTGCTATTCTACGCGGCTGCTGAAGATGTTGTCATTGATCTTACTGCATTCAATCATTATGCTGCAGCTAGGGTTAATGGACAACTAGCGGTTTGGGTTAACGGGATCTTCTACCAGCAGACAATGCCATTTACCCCTGGCGGCCCTCCCAACACTACTGGGCAAGAAGCAGCAATTGGTACAAGAACTATTCAAGCGTTAGGCAACAGAATGTACATTGGATCTAGGCGCAGAGAGGGTTACTTTGATAATGGAATAAGCGCATATCTTGACAAATTTATTTTCCAGCAAGGAACCCCGCCATGGGGTACTGGCAACTTCACCCCGTCATGATCCTCTCTATATTAAACAACGAAGATATGTACTGCTCGCGTGGCTTCTTTTGTTTACAACAGCGCTGCCAAAGATGCTTTTCTTGGTCGAATCATTGTTGGCACAAGTGTTTTCAAAACCATGCTTGTGAATGTCAACTATGTCGAGAACCAGGATACGCACACCACCAGGGCAAACATAACAAGTGAAGTGTCGGGAACTAACTACACAGCTGGTGGCCAGATTGTGGTTCCTACTCTAACCCAAGATCTTACAACAAATCAAACCGTAATAACATTTCCTGCTATGACATGGGCAAACCTTACAGCGACGGGTATTCGCAAAGCTGTATATTATGTAGCCAATGGAGGAGCTGCGACTGGAGATTATCTTTTTGGATTGAATGATCTTGGCGCAGACTATTCAGCATCGGGCAATTCATTTAACCTTGCCTCTAGCTCATTTACTCTAACTCTGGTCTAATGGCAACAGCACCATCTCTAGAGCCGGTTGAGCGAATCTGGTCTTTTCCGGACTATGCTTCATCCACTTTCAATGGCGGAGCATGGGGGGAGACAACGCTTGAAATCGGGGCAGAGCCAAACGGAATCTCTTTATCTTTAGTGTTTACTCTTCTTACTGAAGAGGAGATGCAATTATGGCGAGAACATTATGCGGTTCAACAAGAGAAGTATTCGTTTGGATTGCCGGCATCCGCATGGGCTGGCTACGACATAAATGACGCATCCATGCTATTCCCAATATCTGCTGAGTGGTTTTACGCTGGGGAATTGGAAGAGGAGCCAGTCTCTGTTGGTTTGTATAACTGTACAGTTCCACTGATCTCCTCTCCGGTTTCAACCTAACACGAGGTCTAACTGATGTGTGTCACACATGGGTGCAACTCTCGCCATTCTTTGGTGACCACTCAACAGTTGCAGACGCATCTTAAGTTCATGTCGTTCAGCATCATTCCACCCGGACGTGGGAGCGGGAATGGTATCTGCCAGAGTACAGTCAACACTGGAGTGCATTGGCTGGTCCAGACTAGATACGGGCATCATTCGCTCAATCAGCAGCCTAACTTCTTCTGGGGGTTTGCCCAGCCCAGTAGCGAGCTCACTCAAAGAAGGCTCTCGACCCAGCCTAACGTTAAGCTCTCTTCTGACCTTGGACAATCGCCTAGCTGTATTTGTCAAGGTCGACGGAATTCTAATCGGTCTCGAACAGCTGTCTTGCCACCGCTGGCATTTTTCAAGGATCCAATCCCTAGCGTAGGTGGTAAATCTATATCCCAGTTCGGGGTTGTACTTCGACGCTGCATGGTGCAACCCCAGAGAACCACATTGAAGCAGATCAAGCAAGTCATCGGTCCCCAAGCTGGTGCCGTATCGCTCGCGCACCAGCTTCCACACCAGCCGCAGATTAGCCTCAGTCAACCGCTGCTGAGCTCTAATTCCATTGCGCTTGATGCGTTCGTGCTCGGGATCACAAGCGTCAGTGGGCAATCCCTTCCAGTCCATAACCTGCCGCCCAAGGACGATTTCCTGTTCTTTGGTCAACAACGGGAACTTGGCGGCAGCATTGAGCCATGCCGAAACGGGGCTAGCAGACATAATGGTGTCAAGGTGGTGACGCTCCAGACTATACCCGATGGCTATGATGAAGGCATGGAGCACAGAACACAGGACCCTACTACCCATACCGAAATTTTAACAGCCGTTGCAGCCATCGAAGAAAAGGTAAAAGAAGTTAGTAAAAATTTAGACCGTCACCAAGATCAAATCGATAAAGCGTACGATCGTCTTGTTGAAGCGGAAAAGACACTTGCACAGGTAATGG